TGGTAGAACTCCAAGTAGTTTGTCTTCAATGTTACCAACACTAGTAGCTGCAATATCAACAGTAAGCTTCTTTGCTGATGTTCCGTGAACACCATTTACATAAACAACAGTGCCTTCTGGGATAAGACTACCTGTCTCATTTCTTACTTCGATCTGAATTGTGTCGGCAGTATTGCTAATTGATACAGGTTGGTTTACCCACTCGCCCGAGATGTATTGAAGAAACTCATTTTGTTGTGGGCTTACGATGTTTGTATCACTAAGAGAGCTTAAGGGTAGATTATCAATAACACCTGACAGATAATCTATGTTGGCATCGCCATAGGAGCCATACTCTATTTGATTTGTAGTAGACTGGAGATATCTACCATTCAGGTAGTAAGGGGGAGTATCTGTTAAACCTGAGAACTCCGTTGGGATTGATCCAGGGATAGACTCAACTGCATCGGCAGGATACCAAGTTTCAGTTGCATCGTCCCAACGAAGAACTTGTCCGGGAGCTATACTTGGAATAACTACATCACCAATCGAGCTTAAATTGGCGATGGTGAAGGCTGGAGTCCCGTCAGGACCTGTATAGTATTCTGCATAAATGGCAACCGAGCTAACGCTACTAGCACTTAGTGCTGAGACGTTTATAACTGTTGATTCTTTGAATCCAGTCGCGTTCCCTGCCGCATCGTATCTGACTACGACAGGGGTTCCGCTCGTTATATTTGCCATTCATTACTCCTTGGGTGGAAATGGTTTCTTCTTCTTAGCGGGGAATTTTTCCTTTTGATCATCTTCTTCGTCTTCTTCACCCATTTCCTCTTCTGGAGATTCTTCGCCTTCAGGTTCTTCTTCGCCTTCTTCATCACCTTCGGGCATTCCTTCTTCTTCTGGGTCTTCGTCGTCGCCCATTTCTTCGTTGCCGCCTTCGCCCATCTTTGATTTCAGCGAGTCAATAAGTCCTTCAAGATCTTCTAGGTAACCTAAGAACTCATCTTCACCAACTTCATTTTCATCACTGCCTCCCTCTTCGTCACCCATCTCCTCATCATCGCCACCCATTTCACCATCCATGTCTTCTTTGGCACCCATGGCAGCTTCTTCAGGAGACTCTTGAGGTAGATCTCCATCTTCTTCCTCATCTCCCATTTCACCTTCGTCACCCATCATGTCTTCATCGCCTTCTGCTGCATCATCACTGATTTCATCAGGCATCTTTTTATCTTCGCCACCTGACATGGAAGCCATAGCATCCTCACCAGCAGAACCATCAGCTTCATACTGACCATCCTCTGGCATTGCTTCTCCACCCATACCTGCTTGAATCATCTTAAGGACTTGACCAATCTTAGTAAGATCGCTAGCAACCTTATCGAAGTTCATGTAGTTGAGTAAAGCAGTTTCATTGATGATATCACTGTAGTTAGCTTCCGTAAAAACGTCTACAATCCACTCATTGATATCAATGACATCTACACCGGAGTGGTTGCCTAAGACTGATACAAAGTCTTCTATGGCCGTTCTAAGAGCACTGTGACGAGGTGCCATCTTAGCAAGACTTTCAAATATAGTTTTCTGAACTTTACCTAGCTCTGCAAAACTTGGAGTTACTTTTAAGTTTTGAACATTGATACCATACTTGTCATTAAGATTTTCAATAATTAAATCTTTAACTGGCTTCTTAGCTTCATAAATTTTTGCAACAAAATCTTTAATCTCTTTATTTGAAATACTATCAATATCAGAGAAATTGATAGAGTTTTCTAGTAATTCAAATAATTGTTTCTTGGTAGCAAGAGCAAAGTAAGGATTTGTATTTATAATCTTTGCTAAGGTCTCAGATAGAAGTTCATCATTATCCTTAGTTACAAAAGGAATAAGTGAATTAATCTCGTCTGAATTAAGCCAGATATTACTAAAAGCTTTCTTGTTTTCTAAAAGATCTTTCTTAAGAAGCTCTTGACGACAAACTATATCATAAATTGAATTAAATCTACGATCACTAATATTGAACGTTGATTCATTCAAATCTTCGACTTCTAGCTTAGGAAGATCAAACGCAGTTGATATTGTGTTAGAAAGTTTAACTGAATCAATTAAACTTCTATATTGAGAGATTGAGTTATTTGTTTTTACTTGTTTAAGCATTTCAACAAGAAGTTTCTTAACTTCTTTCATAACCTCAAACTGATTACTCTCAGCAATGCTAGCATATAGGTTATATCTCTCTTTTCTCTCCGTAAGTCTTTCGATAACTCGATCAAACTTTGAACGAGATTCCCATAGAGTTAAAATTTTATTAAACTTATTGTTAGCTTCTTTCCGATTATCCTCTAGTAAAGATGTTAGAACAGAAGTGATTTGCTGATTTATGGCATTATCGAAAAGTTCTTGATTCTCAAAGAGTTCTGTTGTAGTAGTTTTGATATTTGAAAACTCGTTTGTGTCAAAATCAAAATCACCTTCAATTACATGACCGGACTCAGTGATAAACGTTAATTTTGAATCCTCTGAATCAATTAATTCAACATTTTCTCGAAGAGATAGTGAAAGCTGATCCCCTAATTTGAGGATTCTTTGAACTTTACTATTTTTTCTCCCAAAAGGATTTGTAAGCATAATTTAACTCCAATTTATAAGTATATATGATTTTTAAGTCTCAACTTTCTAGAATTTCATTAATTCTCGTATTAAGTTTTTCCGCTAATTCATTTTTTCCTTCACGGAGAAGCTTCAATCTATATTGATTAAGTAATTCTACTCGCTCTGCTGTAGGCGGTGTATTTTCTGCTGAATCCATTGGATTTGGGCCTGCTGCCGCCTCTCCCCCAGGTGGAGGCATAGCCCCGCCCCCAGGTGGAGGCATACCACCACCCATAGGAGCCCCCATACCTTGAGCCATCATTTGCTGTTGTTGTTGCTCCATTTGCTTTTCCATGTCTTGCTCAAGTTCTTTTTCTATTTGCTCTACTTCGATGTCATTAAGATTATAGTAGTCTTTGTAGATCATTGATCTTGGGAATAGCTGTAATCCTAATACTGCTTGAACAACGCGAGCTTTTTGTTCGTCAACGTCTAGACGACGCTTGATATACATGTCAGAAGGCTCAGGAAGGTCTATACGCATCTTTTTGATTAGAGACCTAGGGAATCCTCTAATCTTAAGATGACGTGCTGCAAGGGCTTCTAGGCCGATCTCAATGCTTCTCTGAACACGCACAATGACACGAGCAAACTTGGTATCAAGTTGAGCGAGGTTTGCCTTACGCTCAGGAGACTTGTCTTTCTCGACAATGTAATCCTTTGGAATCTTTAGAGCAGCCAGTAACTTATCTCTAAAGTATTGAACGTCATCAACGTCACCTAGATTCTGAGCACCTGGGAGCGTGTCGATCTTGGTATTAGACTTGGAACCGGAGATAGGCACCCAGAAGTCCTCATCAGGTGCCAGTGGGTTGTAACGCCCGTCAATATTTCCAGTCGTTTGGCTGTAATACTTTTCTTTCTTGAATGCTTGCTTCATCTTCTCAATGAAGTCGTAAGCTTTGCTTGAAGACAGATTGCCAACGTCCACGTAGAAGATTCTACGCTCAGGCGCACGCGAGAGGCGATAAATAAGCATGGCATCTTCCATCAGCTTCAGACTTCTAAATGTCTGACGAGCTAACGCTGCAACTGATTTACCGTATGGGTAGAAAGCAGGGTCAGCATTTGCCATGCGGAAGTGAATTATCTGATCCTTATCAAGCATAACAAACTCTGCACCAGTGAGAGTATCACCTTGATAACCTCCGGTGTTCCATTGAGACTTGACAGGAATTTGTTGTGCAAAACCCATAAGTTGACCGTATTCATTTTCTATACGGAAGATAAACTTAGGATCTAAGATCTTAATTTTTTTGATGCCCTCATCCGGTTTAGCCAAATCAGGAACTAACTCGATAAAACAGTCGCCATACTTACAGGTATTTCTTACAATATCCCATAAGTAATCTTCCATTCTTAAATCTTCAAATAAAGTATTAACTTCTTCTTTTAATAAATTAGAATCAGTCTTTACTTCCCAACGAAGACTTTTGAGAGACTTTTGAGTGCTATCATCGGCATAAATATCGAAAGCAGATCCGATCTCTGGATACTCGTCCATGATCTCATACTCACGATAACGCTGCTTACGATTAAGTTCTTGCTCAACTAGAAGAGGAATACCTTTTTGTAAACCACCCGCATACAGAGATCCTAACTCTCTGTTAATAATCGTGTCACCTGTGTCTTTATAAGCGATGACAGTTGGTGGTTTTTGTTCAGGACCCTGATTTGGATCAATTGGCTGTTCAAGTTGTTGGACTAGGGCAGGCTTTGCCCGACGTGCGAAGAAACGAGAGAAAAAGCGAGAAAATACACCAGTTGATATTGGAGTATTGCCTTGTCTGGTTGGTGAACCACCAAATGATGTATACCCTGCATTTTCGTTTAGTCTTTCAACAGCCATTTCATTTCCTCTCTTAATTCATTCTTATCATTTAATTTTAGCAGACCTGCTAAGAATACTTCTTTAGATAACACTTCGTTATGGTTTACTTGACGCTCATGAGATAATAGCATATCTCCAAGTTCTTTCTCCATGACATAACAGCCAAGCGCCAAAGACATCACAAGGTCATCATGTTGACCAACGTCAGCTTCAACTCTTCCTGATTCAGTTACGATAAAAGTATTTAGTTCTCTTACGGTCCGATCACAATTAAGTTTAATCTTTCTTAAGCGAATATACTCTTCCATTATAGCCAAGATACTTTCTCTAAAGCTAGTGGTTATCTGGAATCCTAATTCACCTTTAGCATCTGACATTATATTGCCATATTCAAATACTTCATGTAGAGTTGCTATTAAATTAGATCCAATATTGTTTCTTTCAATAGCAACATAGGCTTCGTTATACATGAGACCGACCGTTTTAATCATTTTTGCAAATTCATTGATCGGAGTTGAGTTTGAATAGTAAGTTGCAACTTGCTCCCCATCGTATAAGTTAAATACATGAAAAGCTGAATAATCAGCCTTGCGTCCGAGTGCCACATCAACAGAAATTAAGTAATCATAATGAGGTTGAGGTTGCTTCCACGATCGTAAAGTTTTCCAATAACGATTCTCAAACTTTTCGTCGATGTCCTCGTTGATCTGTTTAAGAACTTCACCATCAATATAGGTGTCACCAGTTCCTAAGAACTCACACTCATATTCTTGAAGCCATTCTTTATAGCCTATATTCTTGCGTGTAATCGTTTCCCACTTATCTACGTCTATTGGGGGCGATCTTTGCTTCATGCGCTCGTAGAGCTGCTCAAAGCCCTCCTGACGCTTATATTCAGGGTGGTCCGCCCAGTTAATGTCAATGACGTTAAATTCATTGAGACCTTCCAGGGCTTCTATGTATTTTGTATGAAACCAATTACCGACACCATTTACGGTGGATAGTGCGAACACACTACCACCAGTTGAAATGATTGGATAAACTGCGGCCCAAATCGTGTCAATGTGTTCAATAAATGCAGCCTCGTCAAGAATTAGAAGAGAACCCGCGATAGAACGACCAGACTGCTTACCAGAAGCACGAGAACGAATAACCGA